GTATCTGTGTTAATAAGGTCTGGAATACCATCACCATATTGTGTTATACCTTGCAAATCCTCATAACTTTCATCATCATCTTCAAATTTTCTATTAAGAATTTGAGAAAATGGGGTTGTAAATGCAACAATGTTTTCACCTTCTGCTTCTATCAACACATGTGGCTCAACACCAGTGCCAGAAGATGCAGCAATACCACAGACAAACGCGATAATTTTTGACTTCTCATTAGAGCGACCAGCATCAATAAATGCCAATTCGTCAACTTGGAAAGTCAAATATAATGCTCTCTCAACAGGGTCCCAATCATATACGATTGCAACTCTGTTATTTGATGATTCGATAACACGTCTAACTTTGTCAGTAACTTGGAATGAATACTGTGTTAAACCAGTGTTTGCATCATTTTGTAAATTGTCCAGAATAATTTTCTGGTCAAACCTGAAATTAATACCTCTATCACATCCAGTAAATGAGGTAGCAGTCTTACCAGTATATCTAACAACTTCTCTACCAATCAGGAATTTACCAGATCCTGCATAGGGGTCAGTTGTTTCAACGTGGACTGTTTCTCCACCAGTACTGACGTTTGTGAGAAGACCAGTTAGATTATAGATTGTAGAGTTCAGGGACTGTCTATTTCTCGCTGTCCTGATTAAATCTGTATCTCTGGTAAAGATAATAGAAGGTTCGCTTTGGTAACCACTACCACCTGAAATGAGGTCAATGTTAGTGATTGCACCTAAGTCAATAAATGCTGCAGCAGATGCACCGCTACCGCCACCACCAATAATTTGCACCAATGGAGGTGTCTCAAAGAATTCACCAGCATTGGTAAGTGTAATATTGCTAACTTGACCAAACTGATTGACGTTGGCAACACCTGTTGCTCCTTGTCCACCACCACCTGAAATGATGATGTTAACGTCTTCTTCAGTATAGTTTCTACCGTCTGCCTGAATAGACAAACCTGTAAGTAGACCTGTGATAGGGACTAATTCACTACCAGACCCACCACCACCTTCGACCTGAGCATTAGCATCAAAATATCCATCACCGAAAGCGGTCATTTGGATATAGTCAATACCACCGTCAGGTTTTAGGAAAATATTACCAGTAGCAGACCCATCAGAATTTTCATCTTCAATCTTAAGTCGAAGTGGGTCATATCCCTCACCAGGATCTAAAACTTCTACTGCAATAATTTCACCTTTGGACCCTGCAATAACAGGTCTTAAAACTGCTTCCCTAATAGGTGTGCCACAGTTACCAATACGAAGTCTTGGTGGGTCAGCAGGGTCATACCCTTCACCGCTTTGTTGCACATAAACTTCCCTTACCCCGTAGATGCTGTTAAACATCGGGACAATTTGAGCACCAGAACCAGGAACAGTTTTTGTTGACATTAGACGATTACCATGTTACCAATCATTGCTGTGTGTGAGGGAATCCCACATTGATACACATAAGTTGTGCCTGCTGCTACTGACATAGGAATTGTGTAGAATTGGACTCCCTCATCGTTACCACTTGTACCGTTGGTAATAGCAGTCCCTCCATTGCTTTGTCTAAGTTTGAATGGGTGAGATGCACCTGAAGCATTATGGAATCTATAAGTAAATCCTCTCATCAAGTAGATAGTTGGATTCCATGTGCTACTTGATACACCAGGTCCATCAAAGGACCATCCATTAGTTGTATTACCATTAACAACCCATCCTATTGTAGGAGATGCAACAGTTTCAAATGTGCCGTTTGCATCAACGATTAGGTTGTTACCTTCACTAAGACTTTGACCTGAAGTGAGAGAAAGTTGAGCTGTAATAGTTGCAGTATTACCACTTACAGCGGTAGTAATACCGTTGCCACCAGCGAAGGCGAAACTCGTGGTAGCACTTGCAGCAGCGGTGGAGCCACTGTCACCAGTAAACGTAGCAAAAAGATTTTGAGTGACATTTGGAGAGTCATTCGTAATGGTTAAATTATCACCAGCAATAGCGGTGGAAATCCCAGTGCCACCAACAATGTTAACAGTAGTAGTAGTAGAATTAGCCGTTTTGCTTCCGCTGTCAGACCCGATAGTCGAGAAGAGATTTTGGTCAGGATCACCTAGTGCCCCCGTCATAGAAACAGTAACTGTATCTCCAGCAATAGATGTGGAGATGTTTGTCCCGCCAGCGATTGTCAGTGTATCTGTAGCAGCAGATGCTGTAGTAGTGCCACTGTCAGCGTTGACAGTTTCAAAAAGATTTTGTGTAGTGCCACCGCCACCACCTGAAGATGCCAAGTCATTTTGTGGTTCCCACTTGCTATTAGCAGCAGACCACTTAAGCACTTGTCCATCAGATTGTCCACCACCAACAGTGAGGTCAACATCATTCAACTCACCAATACTAGACCCAGAGTCAATTAGTTGAATCCATGAGCCACCATGAGCAAAGTATCCGTGGTTTTCAGCATGGACATGAGCAAACATACCATGATGATTTGATGCAGCAGGTAAGTCACCTGTAGTATCATAATGGTTGGTATACTGGAGTTTACCAGTGGTGCCATCGATATAAGTTAGAGCATCACCTGTGCCACCCGCCCAGAATTTAATACTTCCACTGCCGTTAGGTTTAATAACAACATCACCATTGGATGCTGAGCTAATCTCGAATCCGTTAACGTCAAGATTTTCAGTTAAATTTGCAAGACCACCCTCTACAAATGCTGAGCCATCCCATTTAAGGAATTGTCCAGCAGAAGGTGAGCCGATATTAATTTGCAGGTTGGTATCATTACCAAGTGCTGTATACAACTCATTGATAACGGAATTCAGTTTGATAGCGCCGTCTCTCAGGCTATCACCTGTCCCGTCATTAGCGGATGAGCCTATATTGAGGTTTTGCTTTGCCATGGTGGGTAGATTTCTACAGTGTTATTTAGGTGCCGTCGTAAGACTGTGACGTAGAGTCGAAACTGCTAGATGTAGAATCGAATCTGTTAGCAGTATCACCACCTCCACCAGATCCTGTAACAGTCAATGTGACTGCGTTTGAATCAAGAGGTGAGTTGCTTGCTGCTGGTGCACCGAGTGGTCCAGTGATACGGACTCGATACTTATAACCAGTCATATATGCCAGTGCAGTCACCTGATAAGATGCTGCAGTTGCTCCAGTGATTGCTGCGAAGGCAAAACCACCGTCAGTAGAGCGATACCATTGATATCCAATAGGTCCGTTCTCTGGCAATACTTGTGAATTGGCAGTAAACGTTGCAGTCTCTCCAACGTTTGCTGTTGCATTCTGAGGTTGCAGAGTAAACTGCAATATGGATGGGGCAGGTCCTGAGCCTCCACCATCGCCGCCTCCCTGATCGGGAACGACTGTAGAGTTGGTGTATGAAACGTCAATCAACTCTCTTGTTGTCAAACCACACATGAATGGGAATTCAGGATGGTCAACATCATCAGGGTCAACACTTAAGAAGTATGCATAAGTGCCGTCTGGGTATTCAGGAGTAACACAGAATCTACCGTTATGGTAGTCCAAGTCACCTGTGCCCTCAATATACTCCCAGTCCTCTATCAGAGACCCTGCAGGAGGGTTTTCGGGTGTATTACCATAATCAGGTCTACCTGCAACTTCTATGTCTCTAGTGGCATAGGAGGAGGTCATTACACGTGTGCCGCTTAAACTATTCCAAGGTGTCTGATACCCATAGGGACCATAGACAGGGAATCCGTCAAAGGCAATGCCGACCATTTTAGAGTGACCATCAGGGTGTCTAATGTTGTCGCCATTATATTGTGTATTTCCATAGTAATCATTATAAGATGCAATCGCTGATGATGCTTTCCAACAACTTAAGAAGTCTGAGTCATGATAATGATATTGTCCTGATTGCTCAGGATGTCCACCACAAGTATCAGCACCAAAACTGACTGGAAGGTTTTCAGCATGGGCATTCCAACTGAATCCAGTAGGAGGGTTACCTCCATCACCAGCACTAGGATTGAATAGTGCAACACCATTAGCAGCTAAACCAATAGTGCCTAAAGGTGTGGCAGTGCGAGCATTTCTTTGGTCATAATATGTGTAACTTCCAGTAACAGGTGTAGTTGCTTGGTCAGATACAATCAAGTCAAGTCGGTCATCAGATGCTAACCAACATTCACCATCAATAGATGTAAATGATGTGCCCTTAAACAAAAATACTTGTTTGTAATCGTCAAATACAAACAGTATACGGTCGCCTGGTTTAATAGATGCATTGACACCAGCAAACAACGTATTGTCGTTTAGAGACAGAGTGATGCTTCTAATGAAACCATCATGTGTGTAGTTGGTATCATCAAACTGTCGCCCAATACCAAATGTCCCACCACGATATGTGAAATCATGGTCAAAGTCCTGTTCTTGGACTGTGTTGGGATTGTTGTCGTTTGGAAACGTACCATAAGATACAGGAGCAGGGAGACCGTCCGCTGCTACTGTCAATACTTTGGTAGCGTTGTTATAGGAAGCTGTTGCACCCATCTTTTTACTTTTATTTAGATGTCATCGAAGATTTGGTCAGGAGTAAAGTTACTAATCACAGTAGCACCAGTCTGGACGCTAAGGACAGCAGACAGTGAGTAGACAGGTGTAGCACCTGCAGCAGTGATTGCAACTCTATATTCGTCACCGTCGTCTGCCTGAGCAGTAACTCCAGTTGGGAATGTTGCTTGGTTGGCACCAATGATGTTGCTCCAAGTTTGTGTGCCGTATTCTTTCTTCTGCCACTGATAGTTGAGCGTAGAAGTATTGGTAACGGTTGCAGAAACTGTGAAGGATGCAGACTGTCCTTGGTTAACAGTTACGTTAACAGGGTCAATCAGGATGGCGATTGTGCCAGGTGTGATTGTTGTGCCGCCAGTGTATTCTGCACCTTCACCCGCGAGCACATCGAAACCGCCATTGACGGGTGTGCCAGTAGGTTCTACAAAATCATCTGGGACAGTTGTTTCAACGTCAACCACAGGTGCAGAGTATCCAACACCAGATGTCTTAACGTCAATTCTTGTAATACCAGTCAGTGCCTTGATTTGTGCGTCAAAACCAGAGGAGGAGATAACGTCAACGTTGGGGCGTGAGGTGTATCCATCGCCAGGATTGGTGAGGATTGCATTCGTAACTTGACCAGAGATGATGCTCGCGAGAGCAGCAGCGTTACGACCCTTAACTGAGCCTGTATATTCAAAGGTAATCAGTGAGTTAGAAGATTCGATAAGAGCAACTTCTCTTCTAAATTCTTCACCCTCAATCAGCAGTTGGTCACCAGCTTCGATAGGTGGCACCACAGTTGCAGCAATCACGTCAGCGTCACTACCAATGTAGGAGAATCCAACGAATGTGCTACCTGCGCGAGGCACTTCAGCGAAGATGATTCTAGAACCCACAAGCTCGTATGCGATGCCAGGTTCTTGAATAATACCGTTGAGTGAAACGATAATGTTGTTTTCAGGAAGGATAGTGTTAGAAGAAACACCCTCAGTCAGAGTTAGTGAGTAGAAGAGACCTTGACGCTTCAGGTTGAATGAAGAGCGTAGTGAATCAAACTCAAAACTGATGTCATCTAACTGACGCAACTTACCAACGTAGTATCCAATAAACTCAGACCCGATTTCAGGTGCCTCGTTAAATTGAATCTTGTCAGAGAATGCAACGTAAGATGCGTTACCGCCAGGTGGTTGCAGCACACCGTTAACGAATGCGAGCAAGTGACCAGCAGGGTCTGGGAAGTATGCTTCACCGTTATTGACAGTCAAGTCAAATGTGGTTTGAGTGCCATCAAATCCTCTGAAGTAACGCTCAACTCTACCTTCCAGCGTGCGTGCCTTAGTAACAGCACCACCCCATCCGTAATCAGATTGGACGGTCATGTTATTTGTAAATGCTCCTACTGCATCTTCAACCCAGATAGTTGCTGTAATACCTTGTTGGTCAATAGCAACAACCTTACCGTAAGATGAATATTGAGTGTCAGTATAGGAGTTAACGCCAGCGTAAATTGTTGGGAAGTTACTACCAATATCAAGTTTACCAATAGAGTTGGCAGGATTGGTCAATTCGGAGATGTCACCACCAACACCCACAGGTACGAGGTTAGCGATAAACAATCTATGAATACCATAGAGAGGGTCACTTGGGTCAAGAGCAAGACCGTTAATGTATTCTGTTACAGTTGCAGTCCAACCAGGATTTTTCTGGATGGTGCCTTGTAACAAGGATACTTGGTCGCCAGGTCTGAATGTGTCAGAAACACCAGTGTCAGTAATAGCAGTGCCTAACTCAAGTTGATAGACATTTGTGCCGTGGATAAACTGGTTGAGTTGAATCTGTGTGCCAGAGATTCCCTGAATCTCAAGAATGTAATCAGTGACACTACCGTAGATAACATCACCAGTTTCCCACTCGTTAGTGATAGTTTCCACATCGATTGTGACTCTACCACCAGTGTTACCTGTAAGACTACCAGACTTATTAACATAAGATGACATGTAACCTTCAGCAGCGTTAGAGTTGCTAAAGAAGAAGTCACCAGTAGCAAAGTCTCCTCTCTCAACGTTGATGAGCAGTCTGTCATCAGAATCGCCCACGGTTGCACTTGTGCCTGAAACAAGACCCTCAATAACATCACCGTTGTTAATTACGCCTGCAACATTAATAAGTTTTACAAATGTAGTGCCATCGTTGGCAGTTTTTGCTGTTTGTAGGACTACACCATTGTTTGCAGTTGCACCTTGGACAACAACTTGCTCACCATTGATAAAGTTGTCATATGCAGCAAGTGTTTGTGATACGTTGGTAAGAGGATAATTCTTAAGTTTCTTGAGGATATTTGCCTCGTTAGCAAATACACTACCAACTTCAGATATTGCTTCGGATGTAGACCCGTAGATAACATCTGCAGGGTTAAATCCACCTTGGATTGGAGTCTCGGATGGGTCTGCTGGGAATACAGAAGCAACACGATTAATACCACTTCTTCTAACAACTTGGAAGATTTGACCACCAGTGTTGTCAGTATCAGGATGTAATTCTCTGAATCTACCATCGTGAATGTAGTGTGCACCAATCTCAAACCATGATGCAGTTGCAGTCATCACATAGAAGAATTCTTGTTTAGCGAATTCAGGAATAGAATTTGTTGATGCTGGGATGTATTGGAGAATATCACCACGACGGAATTGGTTAGCACGGTTAATTCTTACTCTATACTCAGCACGGTCAAATCCAACATTAACTTCAGGTGTGAGGACAACCAAAGCAGGGTCAGTGTTATAGTCAACACCCATTTCATACATGCTCTTACGATTCTGAATATCAGTAGATGCAATAAAGTTAACTTTTGCCTCTGTTGGGAATTGAGACATCTCAAGAGCATATTCAATCGGGTTGAATGAAGAATCCATAATGAATTCTGATGCTTCTTGATTGTAATCCAATCTATTAGGTTGGATATAGATGTCATATGGTGTCCAACCAGATTCACCCAAATCATATAGGACTGCCTTAGCATATTCTCTTAGACGTGTAGTTGCATAGATGAGATGCGAGCGGATAACACCGTCGAAAGCAATAAAGTTGCCTTCACCATCAAACCATGACTGTGTAAGTTTGAATGCACCAGCATTACCACCAGTAATCATGTCATAGCGGATTGCTCTCATGACTTGCTGACAGTATTCTAAGGTCACACCAGTTGTGCCATAGTATGTTGTAGTCTGGTCAAACGCACGTTGTGAGATTGCTTGGTCGTTAAACAGAAGCATATCTGAAACAACTTTGTCAGTATATGTGCCACCACCAAGAGCGTGTGACAATAGACCCATCAGCGATTCAACCGCAGATGTTACGTTGTAGCAGGTGCCACCTTGGAAGTTTGTATTGCTATTGAATGGGAATGACTTAGTAACGCTTGAAAGTAGATAGTTGTTATTGTTAACTGCTGCTTCCTGAATTGTATTGATAGGAATTTCCATCAAAGTATTCAGTGCAGAAACAACTTCAGGACAAGACATGTTCCAAGTGCTGTCAGCATCTTGACCACCATTACTTGAGTCAAAGGTAATAGTAAGGTCTCGTTTTACAGTCTCAGGTGTATACTTGACAGGCCAAACGAATGGCATTGTCACAGTGCGGTTAAAGATTTGTGATGGGTTAGCAAGTGCATCGACTGGAATTGCCATCAATCCTTGCAACTCAGTTACAACACTATCTGCTTCATTGCCAGAGTAATCTGGGTCAACTTGACGTGCCCTGTAGTATTTCAACTCAGAGTGCACTCCATATGCCCATGAAGTATTGCTTTCACCACTTGGGACTGATTGTCCACCAGTGACAAAACCAGCAACACTACCAGTTGCAGACCATACACCAGCACCACCACCAAGACCTTGATTAAGAGAAGGTGTTTCTCCTTCACCAACTAGGTTGCCATCAATCCAAAGTCTTACACGACCATTCATTGTTGCCTGTGAGCCACCAACTCTAATTTCCCATGAAATCTTATGTTGTAGACCATCCATGTATGCTGCAAGTTGAGATACTTGGACATCAGTGATTGCAAGACCGTTAATGCTATTAGAAGCGCCACCAGAAATAGAATCACCAACACCAGCACGAAGTCTTAGGTATGTGCCGCTATCACGGAAACCTAACCATGTGCCGTAAGTAGAATTACCTGACTTAAACAGCATTCCGTCACTAGGAGTGCCAGAAGGTAAAGTTACAATTACGCTTGCAACAAAATCATCATTGGGGTCGAAACCTGTAGATGAATTTGTGCTAACGTCGATAGAAGCATTTGCAGTAAATGACCTAGTTAAATCGTTGTTATATGTTGTGCCAATTTGTGCTTCACCTTCAAGGACATTTAGAAGAGAGTTAGTAGGAGTTGGGACTGCATCACTGAAACGCTGGTCTACGCCATAGTTTGCAGTGTTAGTAATTATCTGACCCTTCATCGCACGGATTGCAAGGTCTCTTGCTCTGTTAATAATCCATGTTGTCTCTGCAGTCAATCCAGTAACGTGAATTGCACTACTTCCACCATAACCAACATAGAATTCAGAGGCATACTGCATAAAGTTGTCACCACCATACTTCACGTTGAAGACGGCAGCACGCACAAGGTCAGTAACGTCATGGACACAATCAATAGCACCCGCTGCCTTAATGCAGTTAGTCTCAGCACTTACAAATGTATGTGAGTATTGCTGACCTGCAGGAGAAGCACCAACGTTAACGGAAACACTACCAGTTTGTGTAATAACTGCACCAGCAGTAGCACTTACAAAGGAATGTGGATATTGATTTGCTTGTGCACCAACTCCAACATAGCAATAGAATTGAGTATTGCTAGTCTTAGTAATAATCAACCACTTGTTATTTGCAGGGTCAGTGCTTCTTGGGTATGCATGGTTTGAGTTGTTTCCATCTTGTGTGCATGTAAATGTAATACCGTCAGTAGCAATCTTGATTCTGTTACCAGTTACCAATCCATGAGCAGAGGTGGTAGTGATAGTAATCTTACCAGTTTCATGGTCATAAGCAGCAGTGCTTACATCCATAGATGATGTGCCAACAGCAGTAACAGGAAGAGTTACGTTATATGCAGGGTCACTTCTGCGAGGATATGGGTGGTTACTACCATTATTATCCTGAGAGCAGGTAAATGTAAGACCATTTTCTTCAATATAAAGTCTGTTGCCTGTGTTGAATGAATGGTTAGGGATAGTCATTTCCAACACACCACTGGATGCTGTATAGTTTGCACCAGAAGGAGTGAAGTGTGCACCACCCATATCCTTACCATAACGGATGCAACCAATTTGAGCACTTACGAATTGGTGAGTATATTGGTCAGCAGGAGCACCTACATTAACGTTGACTGAGAAAGTATCTTTAGTAATATCAGTAATTACAATATACTTTTCATATACTGGGTCAGTTACACGAGGATAAGCGTGGTCAGTTGCATAGGAATCTTTAGAGCATCTGAATACAATACTCTTAGGAGCAATCTGAATTGTTTCACCAGTATTAAACTTATGGTCTGCAAGAGTAAAGATAAGGACACCAGTAGAAGCGTTATATGCTACGTTTGTAGGTGTATGCTCTGACCACCACATTGCACTGCTACCACCGTTGATAGCAAGTGATGGGTATTGTGCTTTACCATCTGCTACTGCTTGCTCAGCAATATAACGAATGTTGGCATCAATAGCGTCACCACACTTCTTGTAAATCTCATCTCTAGGATTCTGCTCATATGTCTGGACAGGAGTTGTATCAGCGGTATTACCGTCGATATAATCTCGGCCAAAACTATTGCGTAGGGTAGAAGTTACAATGTCTTTTGTAATCTTCATTGTGGTAATCGATGCTTCCCATTCAGTCTCAACATGCTTCAGGGAGTTATTTTCTGTCTCAACATAGAGAGCAGAAGCATCGTAAATCTTCTCATTGCAATCATAGAGAAGGTCATGTGCTACAGAATCAAGGATATCAACAACATCATCCTCACAGTTGACAGGACCGCCAGCAATTTGAAGATGTGAATACTTAGACATATCATTCATGATTGCCACTGCTTCTTGAGCAATCAAACGCTTGTTATCCTTAATAAGGTTGACAGCATCAATAAATCTATCGTTAGCATTTCTAGTTGCCTGAGGATAACCCTCACTATCGATAGTTATAGTGTCGTCTCTATAGGAAGAGCGTGTTGTATAGAGTGCAGTGTAGTATTCATCTTGATACCTAGCATCAATTCCAAGTCCAGCAGCAACTTCGCCAGGTGAGAGGAGGAGTTGATTAACTGCCTTCATTGCAAGCATCTTAGCGTATTCAAACGCATCAATCATTGCAGTGAGCTCATGCTCAACATGAAGGACGTTTTCTTGAGAATCTAAGTATTGGTCAATTACATATTGAGTATTGTATGTGCCTCCAGTAACCAAGTCACTGATAACAGCAGGAAGAATAAACTCCTTAACGTCTCTTTCACAATATGGTTGACCATAACCAGGCATCTGCAAGAAGTCATATTCAGTGCCATTGATGGTTGCTTTATATTTGTTTTGGATATAACCAGCAGTCTCTTCGGCAATGTAATCGCGGTTTTTCCAGAGTGCCACACCACCATCTCTAAATCTGTCTCCAGTAGGTGCAAGCACTTCAAGCATTGCATCCATAAGTCCACGAATTTCATCTTGGACTTGCTGAGTAGCAGGTGTAGAGAAGTTGTTAGGTATTCTCAGTCTATTAGTGTAGGTGCCCTTAAGGTCATAAGAAGTTGTAGTAATGATATCAATCATTAGGTCAACAGTCTTATCCCACGCATATAGAGTCTGTAAAATCTCGTTTTGGACGTGCTTCAGTTTACCTGATGCTTCCAGATATGTTCTGGCAGTGTAAAGAGTATGGTAGTTACCACCTTCTCTAAGGTCCTTAATGAGAGCACCAAGGATATAATCTTTAGTGTCACGGACACACTTACTTGTGCCTTGTGTTGACCCATCTGCAGGATTGTCGCCAGGAATAACAAAGTCAGGGAATTGTGCTGCCATCATACCCACTGCTTCTTCAGCAATGTAGTAATCATTCAACTCAATAATGCCTGCTGCCTCTCTGTATGGAAGTCGGCCAAGGTCAACATCCTCGATGATAATTTCATCAGCACCGTAGTCAACATTCTTAGCAGTAGCAGAAGATATGCGTTGTCCAGTGTAAGTAGCAAATGTTTCAGTTGTAGAAAGGATAAATGGTCCTTCACCATCAAGTCCCAAGGAAATACCTTGACGACTAAAGTCAATTTGTGATGGAGGTGTAAATCCTGCACTATAATCTGCAAATCCTTTTCTGATAACCAAGTTATCGATGTTACCAGTAAGACCTTGAATCTGTTGGAAACTTGTGCCGATATAACAAGGAGCATAGAGATACTGATTAGTATCAGAAGCGGTGCCTACAGCAACACCATCAACATACAATGCTAAGACTCCAGTTGACCTGACCAAAGCAATGTGATGCCAGTTTGCGGCAGTTAATGTGCCACCAGATGTAATAAGACTACTACCATTAGCAACTCTTACAGTTGCACCATCAAGATAGATTCTTAAACCAGAGGTTGCAGAGTTGCGACGGAAATCAAGGATGTGCTGGGTGCCTGATACTGCATCAGCATACAACCATGTTTCAATCGTAAAGTCAGCATCAGCAAATGTAAAGTCATAACTTGCAGGTGATACAAGATAAGCATTTGATGGAATTCTAATTGACTTGTCACCAGAAATTCTAGGATTCTTAATAATAACACTCTGTGTGCAAGGACCCTGATTTGTCAGTTTAGAGTTAGTGATGTATTCGTTAGGAGTGAAACTACCAGTAATTGAGCTAGTAAATATCCACTTCAGACCAGAATTAACTCCAATTGCATTTGCAGTTGCTCCAGATGTGATACCCTTAATAATGTCTCCAGTGATAAACAAACCACTTGACTTATCCTTATAAGCAAGTTTAGTAGTCCTGAGAGTTTCATTATTAACAAATGTGCCGTCAGTAATAGTAGCAAGTGCGTTGATATTTGCAAGTGTGCCTACATCAATCGCAGTGCCAGCAATGTCTACAAGCGTTGCAATGTATGCTTGGACGTTAGCACAGTTTTGAATACTTTCGTTTCGGCCTGAGTAGTAATTGGTGTCGAAATATTCGGACCTAGTGCCGCCACCAAGGAAGACTGCGTTTGGTAATGCTTTAGCAAATGCATGAGTATAATTACCACCGTGAGTAACGGCACCAGATGTTGCAGATACAAAGGTGTGCTCATACTGCTGGTCATCAGGTGATGTGCCAATCATCACAGTGATAGTGGTTGCAGTCTTAGCAATAATATTGATATACTCGCCTGCATATGGGTCAGACGCTCTAGGATATGTGTGGTTAGTAGCATTAGCATCCATTGCACATGTGAATGTCAATGAATCTGTTGCAATCCTAATTTTTTGATTCAGTTTGAGACTGTGTGCTCCAATCTCCATAACCAATCTACCAGTTGCAGGGTCATAAGTAGTGCCTGCTACAGGTGTATAGGTTGTGTTGTTAGTAATACCAACGTTAACTGTAATAGTTGTGCCAGTTGTTGCTGTGACGTTTAGAGCAGTATCGAATGAAGGGTCGCCAGCTCTAGGGTAAGAATGGAAGGTCTTATCATCATCAGCATCACATGTAAATATCAAAGAATGAGGACGAATCTTAACGCTATCAGATGTGGTCAGTGAGTGAGCACCAATATTCAACTCCATCACACCACTAGCAGCAGTGTAAGTTGCATCTGCTACGTCAAACTCTTCCAACGCAACGTTACCATTCTCATAAGGACCAGCATATGTGGTTGGGTCCTTAAGCATGAATCCTGTAACAGGTACTCTGGTATTAACTTGATGATAAAGCAAGTTATTGATTGCTCTAAACATCAGATGCTGTGCTTTAGCAAATACAGTCAGTGACGCTGCTTCTTCACCAGTCAGACCATTACTGATAGGTGTGCCAGTTGCATCAAAATACTTTTTAGTGAATTCGACGATATTATAGTTACCACCGTCAGACACGTCTTGTGCTATAGCATCAATCATCAAACCAACGTCACGACGACACTTAGTCTGGCCTGGTGAATAAGTGCCACCAGTTTCATCAGGCAATTCGGTAAGGTTGCCGTTAGTTAGAGTAGTGTCAATAATCTCATGTAATGTCTGCATTGCTGCTTGGACATCAGAGCAATTGTCATTTCCACTATTAGTAACGTTAGATCCGTTGGTGCCATAATCATCATTAGGTGATGGGTCAGCAGTAATACCATGACCATCATAACCTTGATTATCAACTTCATTATGGGGGATAAAGGTAATACCTGCATTAGGTCTACCACCAGCCTGACCAACGTTGACTGTAATAGTTGTAGGACTTACTCCATCAATATTAATAGCAGTATTATATGCTGGGTCGCCAACTCTAGGATATGTGTGGTTAGTAGCATTATTATCCTTAGCACATGTAAACGTCAAGGAATTAGGAGCAATTCTAATTGAAGTTCCTACTGCTAAGGAGTGACTACCAATCGTCAATTCAATTACACCAGTGCCTGCATCATAATTTGCATTCGTAACACTGTGATTTACGATAGGTGATGCACCTACGTTTATAGTAATGGTATCTGCAGTTGTTGCTGTAATAGCAATATTTTGTCCAGATACGGGGTCCGTAGATCTTGGATATGTCTTGGTTGATGAATTACCATCCATTGTGCAAGTAAAGGACAGTGCGTTATCAACAATAGAAATTGTATTTGATGTTGATAAACCATGTCCAACAGCAGTGATAACCATATCACCACTGGAAGCAGTATATACAATGTCAGTAACTGGGTTGGGCAAAGCACCAACATTACTTGTAACTTGTCCAGAAACGTATGTATGAGTGTAATCACCACCAGATTGCACTGCATTGCTCGCTGTGCCACCTACCCATGTGTGTGCACTGTTACCACCACCCTGAGGCACTGTGAAAGAAGCAGTTAGTTGGTTGGTGATTGCCAACTTCATCCATTCTAGTGCTCTTTCAAAACCATAACGGGTTTCTGCAGATTGCGAGTTAACATAGACAAATGCACCGTTTGCATCGAAATATTTCTGAGATAACTTACGTGTATAAACGTTACCACCACGGAATGTGTCAATGGCAATCGCTTCGATATACAACTCAAGGTCACGGACACACTTAGCAGGATCAGGCACACTGAGTGACGGGTATTGCGTCATCATCTCATCGTATGCCCTATTAGCAATATAGTCCTTATTCTTTATAATCAGACGATATGCGTCAGAATACCTGCTCCATGGGTTTGTGATTACATCGCCAGGGAAGTAGAAGTAAGGGTGCTCAACTGCAATCTGTGCTTCAGCAAAGTCAATAATTTGCTGTTTGTTGCCCAGAATCATTGCAGAAGCATCTTTGAATCTATTTTCTGCAAGACCGTGGAAGGAAGAGTTAGGATTGTTGTAATTAATCCTTCTATTAACAATAGTGTCTCCAGAGGAGATTGTGCCGCCAGTTAGACCAGTATAGATGACTTCAGTGCTTCTAATTTGCTCAAAGTCAAGGAAGTCGTCATTAATTCTATTTTCATCATTATTCAACTCTGTAGCGGTAATAGAAGACTTAGAAATGTCATCTACAATCTTATTAGGATTAGTGATGCTAACAAGACGCTCAAACAGTAATCCGAAGAATGTAGAGCCAGGGTTGATAATTAACTCGTCTACAACGTCAGAAGTAACAGGATCGACGTATGGAGAGATAAATGTGATTTGACCAGCAATCTTAGACTTAGCAGAGTAAATATACTCATTAAGTCTTAAATCAAAGATTCCAGTCTCAAATCTTGGAGTACCTGAAGTTTTACTGACTACAATACGGTCATTAATGACTCCTTGGTCATCAATGTTGGTTTCTTCGATAATAGCGGTATCACCTTCAAGATTAGTGATAGATTCGCCAAATTCAAAGATTGTATCGGTATTAATCAGAGTTACACTTTCTACAAGTGCTGCAAACAATTCACCACGGACAATTTGCTCATTAAGGTCAAATGTGCCTCCAACAAGGTTAATAACGTCAATATGTGCTAATCCACTGTCAATAACCGTTGCAATAACATCAGTATTCTCACCTTGGACTTGTTGGCCTAAAGTTGGGAAGATACCGAATTCTGTGCCACCATTTGAGTCATAAAGTGCAATTCTGTAGATAGGAGTTGGTGTAATACCCAAAGTCCTATAGTTAACCTTAGAAGGTGGTTTTGGTGGCTCAGCAAACACAAGGTTGCCGCCAACCACTTGATAAGACTCGCCAGGTGCTTGAATAACACCATTGAGCGTAATCATCAACTGATTTTCGCTAACAATGACTTGCTCTCCCTCTACAGTGATTGGGAATTGTTTATCAATACCATTAAATCTACCAGAGATATCATCCATCTTTTTAACGATGGAAGTCAAGATTTCCTCAGAAGAAGTCAGTCTTCTCTTTCTGAAGAGCACTTCAGTGTTATTATAATCAGTATAGACAGGCTCAGCAGCAGCAAACGATGTAATCTCGTTAACATTACTGTAGTTGTTGATATTAACCTGTTTAGTAAATTCTGTGCCAATACGACGACCAGAAATATCTTTACCACCAGTCAGCTGCAACTGACCAAACATGTTGAATCCTGCAGGGTGGTTATTCTCCAATACCTGTGTTTTCCACTGTGTAATGGGAATATTTGACTTAACAACGTATGAGAAGTTCTGATAGAAGTAAGAGTCCTGAATCTTCTGGACAATCTCGGAAGGTTTACCAACGTCGTCAATAAATCTACCAGGTGTCCTAGTTAGAGAGTCAATATTAAGCACACCACGTGCAATACTCAAGTTGTCAATAAGACCAGATGCTTTGGAGATTTCACCAGTGACTTTCTCACCTTTCAACCAATCTCCGTTATAATCAACAATTTTAAGAATCTTAGGACCAATTTGCCAACCAGTATTAGTAGAAACTGTACCTGTGGCAGTTGCAGTATCAATACTATTACCTTGATAAACTTGCTCACCTTCAAGGAATCTGGAAGTCTCAACCACTGCTTCTGCTTTACCACCAAAGACTTCAGTTAGAAGTGTCTGACGACCATCACCAGTTGTTAGGAATGTGATGTAATCACCAGCAAGTGCGTTTGCTTGAGTCAAACCAAAACGGATTTGGTCAGATTCTAGTGAATTTGCCTCACCAGCAATTGCATAATAAGTTTGTCCTTCAACCAAAGTAGTCAAACCTGCACTACTTGGTTTTGGAAGAATACCTTGAGTGCTACCAACATCTTCTGCCCTAAATGTAATTTCTGCACCAGTTGTAATACCGTGAGGGAAGTTAAACTGCAGATAGTTAAGGTCAAGGTTAACAACGTAGTTAAATTCTGATTTTAGAGTAACAGTTGGCTCAGATGAGTATCCAGAACCAGGATTCTTAATAATAATCTCATTAAGTCTGTTATTCTTGATAACTGCTTCAGCAGTTGCACCACTACCACCACCACCTTCTACAACAACAGCAGGAGTTGAAGTATAACCAGAACCTGGATTGGTAATGGTAATTTCGGAAAGAATTGAAGTATTGAAGAGTTGTAAGTTAACAGGGAAGGTAATTTCAGGTTTCAGGGTGTAATCGTGTGAATAACCGAAACCAAACTCATTATTCTTAAGTCTCTTAATCTTACCAATGTTTCTACCTGTCAAGAAGACAGATGCACCGCTACCTTCGCTAGGAATGATAACATTTACAGCACCACCAGAACCTGCAAGTGTGCTACCCAAGATTCCAGGAATTGCATCAATATCAACGCTAGCAGTAGTATATCCTTTGCCAGGATCGGTAACTTGGGCATTAGTGATTGTGCCAGACCCAACTTCATCATCTAATTCAACAGTAATTGCTGCTTTAGCACCTTCACCGTCTCCAGCGATGGGGACATCATAATAGATGCCAGGTGCATATTCTGTACCTCCATCGGTAACAATAATTTTCTCAATTTGACGGAAAGATGCAATATCAGAAATAATTGGTAGTTTCTGATAGAATCCACCTGGCGATACCAGTTTAAT